TCCACAATACCTTTGAGTCCAAAGGGCATGTTCTTTAGTTCTGTCTCTATAGGTTGCTCGTTAAATATCTCTTGTAGTTCAAAGTCTGACATGGTTAGACCCATCAGCTCATTGACATGTTTATTGTTCCTAAGTATCTCTACAGATTTGGTACACTTATCTAATGTTTCCTGATCTAGTAAGTCTTTGTTTCCTTTTTGTTTAAGAAAACCCCAATAGGATTTTACATCTTCTGTAATGATCTTATCTAGTCTTTGCTGATCAGTCTTTAAGGATTGGTGCAGGTTGATATCTCTAAGGATCTCTAGGATTAATTGATCATGCTCTTCTAACTCCCCCTCTATTACCTTCTTGTCATAGAACAGCTTATCAATTACACTTTTGGAATTGGTACTGGGTAGATTGCTGGGTGAAACTATGAATTGCTTATTAAAACTTCCATTGTCTAATAACATACAATGGATTACCTTCCCCTCTATTAGATGTTGATCTAATCTTTCTTCCCGCTCTTGCAGGATATAGTGGCTGTAAAACAACCCTGGACTATACAATAATTTACTAAGTCCTGAATAACTGAAACTAAAGGGTTGAGAATAAAACTTATCCTCTAACCCCTTAGCATCAAGCTTTGTGTTTACCATTACAAATATAATTAAAAGGCCGGTTCCTCATTCTCAATGTTCAAAACTTCTTCATCATCTTTAGGATCTTCTACAAACTCAATCTTAGAAACTTTGAAATGATCATAGCTACATCTATCTTTTATCTCATCATAAGCAAGAGGCATGAATATGCCAATATTCTCTTTAGTAAGAAAATTCTTAGATTTAAGGATATTGATAATCTCATCTAAATCTAGATTAGTATATCCTCTCCTACCATTAATATCAAAGAACTCTACCAAAGATTTAAAATTCACATGATTTCTGAATCCTGAATCCCATATTCTATATCCATAGTTTTTAAAGAGAAGTAAAAGATAAGGTGCTGAGTGCTCATAATTAGAATTAGCCATGATCTCCATAGCCATTTTAATATTAGAGTTATCATTGCTGTCAAGCATTGCATCTATTTGTTTATACATCTCTTTATCAATAACAACATCTTGATTAAGAATCTTTAAGATATCATCCTGTATATAAGTAGTGTTACCAGTAAATAGATCTCTAATAATATCAAAGTTCTCCTGTGTGCAATATCTTATATGACCACTGTCCATATCAAGTTCAAAGCCATTGATATCAAACATATCATTATTATAATGATGAAAGTATACTTTTTCTACATTGTTATCAGTAATAAACTTTATTAGATTTATTACTTGCATGTTATAAGAAAAAGGAGTCTTTTTAATATGTTCTTTTAATGCTTGCGCACTACAATGATATAACCAGCCTCTAGAAATATATTCTTCTACAAACTTATCGCTAATAAATACAGCAGTTGCTTTAGATCTATCTCTGGTTACACTAAGATTGTGTTTCTCACAAAGATTCTTTACTTTGAATCTAGGAACAGTACAATCTTTTGTAAAGAATAATCTGTCTCCTGCTGTTGGAGTATAGGTTCCTTTAATATAATCAATACTGTTTTTATTACTCTTGGCTTCATAGCCTATAATATGTTCTATACTGCTTACACTTCCAGATGCATCTTTAATTACTTTATCTATTATTAAAATTCTACTTGCCATCTTCTATAAGTTTAAGTTGTTGAGGATCAATGTTATAAACTTCATATTCAGGCTTAAGTGTAATGACTACATCAAAGTACTCATTCTTAAATCCAGCTTCATACCCTCTACGAATCTCATCTTTAAATTGAGCCCATATCCAAGGAGTTAACCAACCTTTTTTCTTTAACCAGCTTACAAAGCTTTTACCACTTGTACTGCAAAGCCAGAATAAGTTTGAATCATCTCTAAACTTTCTACCTAGTTTAGTTCTAAGATTTACCATGTCTTGTACATACACATTTCTACTTAGTTTCCAAATCCAATAGATAGACTCTTTTACATTACATTGAGTAAGCATTACTTGAGCCATGAGTTTATTAGCTTCTTCTCTACTTTTAAACATAGCTAATAAAGTTTCATAAGACTCTTTATCTAAAATGGTACCACCCCCTTCAGGAGGTGATACCAGTTTTTGTTTAGCATTCATATTATTTCATAGCCATTTTAAGAACCTCAGCATTAGTTAAGATGCCTTGGAACTTCTGTTTATTACCATTAAGAACATCTCTTACCAGGATAAACTTCAGATCATTAGACAAAGTTTCCTCATCTGTAGAAAGCTTAATCAATCTGTCTGTTACTTTCTTAGTAATAGAGTTATTCTCTGCATAGTTCAAAGTAAAGTTGATCAATCTGCGGGTTAAGATAGTTGCAATATCTGCGCGATAGTTATCTCCTCTACCTACACAATTTCTCAACTCACCAATAATATATGCCTCATTATCATGCAACAAGACATCTTTTGGAGTTACCAACTTGTCAAGCTTATTATTAATAAACATGCTAAACATAGTAGCAAACTCAGGCCCTACTGAACCTTCACCAATCATTTGAATAAGAGGAAGCTCTTTATCAAAATCCTGGATAGAACTAATAGAATTAAAGAAAGTCATGATACTTCTTGGATTAGTATCATCCTTAACTAACTCTGGATGAAGCATCAAGAAGTTAATACAGCGACCATCTACATCTTGTTGCTCAGCCCACTTAGCCCACACCTCTACATCAAACTTAAAGTTCACTGTAATAAAGCGAGTTTTCTGTGCTGCATCAAGACTTGTTACATTATAGTTGCCATCATCAGGATTAGTAGTAAGAACAATGTGCCAGTTTTTTGGAAGAGTCCAAGAATAATAAGTTTGTGTCTCAATCAAAGTCATGGTTGCTTGCATGAATCTTGCATCTGCACGAGTATAGTCATCAAGGATGAGGATACCACCTTCTTTCTTACCATTGATCCATTCAGGAGCTGCATAACCCATGCGCTTATTACCGCTAGGCTTATAAGAACTTGCTACATATTGTGGAAGCAAACTCTCTGGAACCCACTTAGATCCCTTCTCTGCATGCAATACTTCAAATTCCTTAACTGGAAAACCTACCAAGTCTGATAAGTCTTCAAGCTCAGCCAAATTCAATCTTACTAGATCCATGTTAAGTTCTTTAGCAAGTTGGAGAATAGAACTTGTCTTACCAATACCTGCTGCACCCTCAACATTTACAGTTACAGGAGTAGTTCCCTTCTCTTGAAGGATCTTGTTATTTGCAATAATATGACGCATGAACCCCTTGAGTTCATCTGCATTAAGACTGATTTGATTATTCTTTGCCATAATTAGTTTAGTTGAATTTGAACACCTTTTAAATCTTGATTAATTGTTCCATTAGTAGAGATTGCCCAGAGTACTGGACCTCTACATTTATCTGGAGCTGGAGCTTCACCATCAGTGAAATATACTAAGCAACTATAATCTTTATGATGCTCATTATAATAATCACATACTGGTTCAAAGCTGGTACCACCCCTACCATGGATCTTCAAATCTTCGTTGATATTGAATTTACCTATGTGACTAATAGCTGTGTCACATTGTACTACCATGATATCTGTACCTGTCTTATGAATATGATATAACTCATTCATAAACTCCTTAAGTTCAGTAGTACTTACAGATCCAGAGGTATCTATACCTACCAGGATTCTGCGCTTTGGTTTTACCTTAAGACCAGGAGCTTCATCAAATCTATGATTCTCTTTTCTTCTGGTTCTCTTAGTATATACTTGGGTAGATCCGCCTACAAATCTTCTTAGAAATCCTCTCCAATCAAACTTAGCTTCTTCTACCTCATTTAGTTTTCTAAGAATCTCTGCAAACTCACCAGGAATAGTACCTCTGGATTTCTCTACTTGCTCTGCTACTTCTTTAAGAACATGCGTTGTTTGATTCTCAATCAACTTCTTAGTTGCTTCTGGTAGCTTATCAAACTCTTCCCAAGTACTATGATCTGGTAGATTTACATCTACTTTAATATTACCATCTTTACCTTTAGATACAGTCACAGTCATTTGACCTTGATCCATACCTTGCATCATCTGATCTAGATTAGGACAACTACCTGGATTATTAGCAGCTTGTTGTAGCTTCTCATAATAATAGTTAGTACCCTGCTTAGCTAAAAGGTTTAGCTCTGGAAATAGATCTAGTGTCATACCACCTTCTGGTAGCATGTTCTTATCTATATACTGATTGATCTCCAGATCCATTGCAATGTTAGCCAACTCTTTATTTGTCAAGTGATTATAACTTGTCAAATGAGAGAAGCCAATGTGTAGAAGCTCATGCTTCAATAGACCCTGCTGATGTAATTCACTCAGAGAAGTCCAAAATTTTTCACTAATAGTTAGCTGATAGTTAATCCCATTAAGACTAACCCCAGCTGTAGGTACTCTCTCATCCCATACTTTATTAAGCATGATCAGAAATATACCATAGAAAGGTTCCTTAAACATTAAGTTCTTGGATGCTTTCGCTAGGGATTCCTGTTTTGTCATTGTGTTTTAATTTAATTTCAATCTCAGTATTCTCAATAAAATCAAACCCTAAGTCTTTGATTGTAGTATGCAAATGCTTAGAGAAGTCATCTAGGAAAAACTGGATATCTTCTTCAGATTGCTTTTGCTTTATGATAATTTCTAATACATCTTTGTATTTAAGATTCTTAGATGGATCTACTTCTATACTCTTAAGTTTTCTAATAGTCTTAGGAGCATGCTCTTTCCACATATCAAAAGATATATCTGCTTTCTTTCTTAATAAAAGAATCTTGGTTAGACTCTTATTAAAATCTACATTCTCTATAGTTACTAAGCCCAATACTTTATCCTGGTCATTTTTAGAATTAAGCATGGATAGTAGTGATTCATATTGCTGATTATCAACAACTTGCTTTTTCATTAATCTTCTATCTTTAAAGTTCTAATCATCCACTCTTTAGGTGAATTAAGATTATCTACCCATTCCTTAGCTGTAGGAATATAACCGTAGCAATCTTCTTTTACATGTTGTTCTCCCACATATCTGGTATATACTGTTCTACCATCTGAGTTTACAAAAGATATCCCAAATACTTTTTCGCATTCAAAGATACCCTCACTATGGTGTCTAAACATTCTGTGCTTAGAGTGACCAATCCACGCCTTAGTTTCATCAAACCAATTGTGAATATCTATGTAATCTTCAATAATCCCACCCCACTTTCTTACACTAGACTTAGCATGCTCTGCTGAATGTGACATTATAAACCTGCTTTCTTAATAAAATAACTAGCTACTTCAGGAATATGTTTCTTGTAGTAAGGTTGTTCTGACTTGCACCAATTTTTTACATCTTCTTTTGTAGAGAATTTCTGATAAGGAAATGTAAGTTCAAGCTCATTTATAAAATCTTGAACTGTCCAACCTTCCCATATGTGTCTATTAGTATTCATTATTCTTCATCTTTAAGTGAACCTTCATGATTATATACTTCATAATCAGTAATGCGGATGTGATTCTCTATAGTGTATTCACAACTAGGTACATCTATAACAATCATACCCCAGCCTCCATCATTATTCCACCAATCTTCTATCTCATTTAATTTCTTATATGATAGATCTTCTATTAACTGTTTAATTTCTGAATTAACAGATACATCATTACCATCTTTATTTAAAAAAGATATATCTTCAATAGAACCACTGTCTCCTCCTCCAGAATAATCTACTTGAATTTTATAAACACTAAGATCTTGTAGCTGCAACATAGCTGCTACAAGATTAAGATTAGTTTCTTCCATATTATTTTTGTTTATAGAACCTACCTAAGATATTAGCATTGAGCCATTGATCTGACTCAAGTACAGCATACTGAAACTGATGCTTTACTTCTTGATAAGTAAGTTCTGTTTTACTAAAGCATATCTTAAGAATTCTTCTTGAGATTCTTATTCCATCTTTATGTGCCTGCTTAAGCACCTCATTACTACTATAGTAGTTATGGTAAGAAGCTTTGGATACTCTTACATATTTCTTTTTGCGTTTATCTGTAGGTAGATTCTTCTTGCTAAGATTTTTCTTAGTGTTAGAATAGAAGTTCTTCTTACCTATATAACCATACGTTTTACCTTTAATGATAGCTGTCATTTCATAGACAAATCCTACAGCACCTTCAGGTATCATATCATCAGTAAATTGTATTCCATTATATACCCACGACATGCTCTTTTGGTTTTAGTGTATTAGACAACAAAGGCATAAGAGTTTCTCTTACTTTATTTACTCCATGCAGTTCTATAGAATCTGATAGATCTTTCTCCATATCTAGGATTACATAAGGTATGTTATATCTTTCCTGATACTTATTCATAGATCTTATACCTGCCTCATCTTTATCAAAGAGAGTGCAGATATTCTTATACTTTCTTTTGAATGCTTCTATTATGTGCTCTGCAATAAGAGTATTCTCACTGTCTGGAGCAATAGCTTCAGCATTTCTAAACCCAAGCTTAGCAAAAGTCATTAAGTCTTTAAGAGAACTACAGATTACCAAATAATCCTTGTCCATAGTAAGTTGATCCATACCCTGGATATAGTCTCTGACTTTAATAAACTTACTGTCTTTAATCTTAGGTTGATAGATCTTATATAAAGTACCATCTTTCTTGAAATAACCATAGATATATTGACCAGAAATAGATAGTTCTTTTGCTTCTCCATCTTCTTCTTTAGTCATTGTATAGTTCTCAAGAGGATATACATTATAAGATTCTAGTAGATTACTTCCTAGATAATACTTAGACCAATACTTTTGATCTAAGCTATTCCATGCTCTAGTTTTAAAGTCTGTTACTTTATACTTAGAGTGTTTCTTAAACTCTTTGATTACAACCTCTCCATTATTAAGAACATACTGGTTATAATCCTCTATAATCTTGTGCGCAGTCTCACCTCTTGTAGAGAGATTAAACATTTTTTGCACAAGGTTTATAGAGTCGCCATGGTTATCTGTTGAAAAATCTTTATATCTATAATCAGTTTTTACTTGAGAATAGTATATACACATACTAGGATTCTTCTCATTAGGATTGAATACAGATTTAATCTTTACATCTTGTCCACATAATTTTTCTTCAAGGTTTAGATAATACTCAAATACCCATGTCTTAGGTATTTCTTGTAAATCTGAAACCAAAGATTTAGTTCTTATCATAGTAACAAGAATAAAAAGGGGAGATATTACTCTCCCCTATTATTAAATAGATTGCTTATTAAAGTTCAAAGTCAGCAGATCCTGCAGGAGCTGAAGTATCAAACCCAGCTACAGTTTCTACTTTCTTTCTCTTAATATGCTCAGCCTCATTGAATCTCATGATTTTGCTGGTAGCTTTATCACAAGTTTCAAATGATACAGCACCTTTAACATACTTAGGTAGGAACAAATCATATGCAGTATATCCTTCTTTATTCTGATATTCTTTACCAGCAAGACAGAAATTAAACCACACATCTTTAAAAGGCTTATCTTGATTAAAACCTTTTACAAACTCTTCAATAGTATTATACTTACCATCTGCTTGCTCAAGCCAATCAGTTTCAACTTCTTTACATAGATTAGAAATAAACTTTAAGATTTCTGTATCTCTGCTAATCTTAATACCTGATTTAGTTTCACCATCAGCATAAGCCCATTCACTAGACTTAACTCTACCTACTTGACCTTTATATCTTCCTAATTCTGGTCTGTCTTTATTAATAAAGAATCCTTCAAAATCAGAACCTCTATCTGCACCTTCTAAATGAAGAATAACATGATAAGCTCCTTCTTTAAATGTAAAAGACTCAAGACTGATATCATTAATCTTTGCTACTGTGTTACCTGGTTGTAGATTTTTTGGAACCGATGTACCCCCTGTTGGGATATTCTTTGTGCTAATACTCATTTTGATTTTTGTTTATTTGTTTAGATTACTTTTCATATTCGAGAATAGAATTGCGAACATACTGCAAATCATTGGGAATTTCAAAAGATTCAAACATTCCTTTTGGAGATTTGCAAGTATTTTCTCCATTGTTCTGAGTCTCAAAGACATAGCGGATATTACCATCTTTATCTTTTTTAACTTTACCAAATAGAACAATAGAGAATAAACCTTCAAGAGTTAGTGCGGTGTCAATCATTTTACCTATTGTCTTAGCTTTAACTCTTCTTTTACCATCCATATCAATAGATTCTTCTGCATGAGTAAGAAAGAATACCATAAGATCATCTCTAAGATCTTTAGGTTTCTTTGCTACTGCTGCAAGACCTGAAGCTATCTGAGTAAATTTATCATAACCCTTTTCTGTGGCTCTGTCAAAATACTCAAATGAAGACATGTATTGCCAATCATCTATTACTATGTTTTTGATTTCTGGTCTAGAAGCATTAACGTGCTCTAAAGCTTTGATAATACCCTGTGGTGTGCCTGTATTACTAAGGTTTCCTTCAGGAGTCTCTTTACTTAGAGTTACATATTTACTTTTCCATCCCTTAAAAGGCAAAGGTTTGTTGGCAATATTGATAACAAAAGTCTCTTTAGGATTTAAGTTTTCAATACTTGTTGATTTACCGCTACCTGATTCCGCAATTACTAAAATACTTTGAGCCATTACTTATCTTGTATTAGTTTGTTTAACCAATCTTTA